CCCCTCCCAAGCCGTAGCCATCCAAGATGATGCGCGTCCCGTCATCCGGCTTCTCGGTGCTCGCGAAGAGCCGGTAGACCCCGATGATGTCGTGGATGTTGACCGTCGTATCGCCCGCCGTGAAGTTCCAGTAGTTATTGAGCGCGTGCCCGGTCAACGCCCCGAAGTCGACCGTGATCCCATCCTCAAGCGCCTGCGCGGCGCCCGTGATATTGACCGTCGTCGCCTCCCACGATAGCCCCCCATCGTTAGACCACTTGAAGGTGTTTGGTGAGCCGGTCCCGTCGATCTGCACGCGGTAGCTGCGCTCCGTCGCGCCCGTGTAGTTGTTCCCCGAGTTCGTCTCCATGTCATCCAACGCATTGCCAGGACTCGGCACCGCGAACGAGATGTGTTTGGAGACGACGCCCACGAACTCCAGGTCTTGCGAACAGAAGAAGTCGCCGTAGATCGTCAACCCCGAGCCATCGAACGCCAAATACTGCTGCGGGCTTGACTCCGTGTCGCCGAAGAACAGCCGCCACTCGGACGCACTGTCGTCGTAGCCCATCCAGATGCCCGTTCCGTCCTTGTACCCGACGTCATCCCCTCCCATTCTCAGGAGCGGGCTGTCGGTGCCCGCGACGCGCTGCATTCGGAATTGCGACCCAGCCGCCGCCGCCCAGTCAGGACTCTGTAGCGTCCCACCGATCAGCGTCCGACTGATGATGTCGTAGGTCGCGATGATGTGCTCTGCCGCCACCGTGTCCGCGAGGATATTCGCCTGGTCATCTTCCGACGGCTCGTAGCCGGCACCGCCATTGTCATGCGTCGTCCCCGCCGTCTCCGTCCCATCCCATCCGAGGACCGATACCTTGTACTTGTAGCTATGGGTCGCGTCGAGGTGCGCGTGCATCCAGCCGATCTGGTCGCGTCCGAGTTCCGTCCAGACCCCCGTGAACCCGGTACCATCATCCACGTCGAAGTAGACGATGTAGTACGAGAACCCCTGCCAAGTCGACTTCTGCTGGCGGAAGCGAAGGAAGATGCGCCCAAGCCCGACGATGACTTGCTCCGCGTTCCCCGTCCCCCAGTCATCGACCGATGTCGCGACATCGCCCGACACCTCGACACCCGTCGCGTTCACCTCGGACGTAGCGACAGACTCCATCGCATCCGAGTTGAGGGCCGTCACCCGGAAGCAGTACGGGCCGTAAGTGGTCCCCGGATCAGGGATTGTGAACTCGAACCGCTCGGCATCGACGAACTCACATCGTGTGTACGTCGAAGGGTCGCTGATGTCAATCCCCGCGTAGACCTCCCAGTACGAAGCGTTCGGCGGCTCGTTGTTGAGGCTCTCCGCCGTGCATCGGTAGGTCGCCGCCCCGTGCCTGACAAGCTCCCCAACCTCGTACGTCGTCACGGCATCCCACACCACCGCGCCGATCCAGTAGACGTTGAAGCCGGCCAACTCTCCCTGCTTCAGTGCCTCACCCCGCGTGTTCTTTGTCGGAGCGATCCACGTCAGCGACGCCCGCTCTAGGCCGGCGACGATCGCCAAGTCCGTCGGAGCCAGAGGGCCATAGGGCCGCGTCGGAACCTGGCACCCAACGACAAGCGACCAGTCACCGATGTCCGTGCGCTGGACCACGAGGCCGTCGGCGAGTACTAGCTTCGTTGCTCCCTCATCCGGCACAGCCACCCCCTCTCATCTCACGAGCCCCGCAGAGCGCCGCAAAGCCTTCAACCCCATAACTCCACCACATCGCCCAACGAACCGATTAGCCGGCGTCTCCCTTCACGAGACACCCCATTGTAGCGAACATCACACCAGCCGCCGACACGACACCTCGCTCAGCATGTTCCACCCCTGTTTGCCCCAGAGATCGAGGAGCTGGTCGAGGTACTGCGTGTAGCGGGGGATCGCCGATGCGATGCTGAATTGCTCCATCCCCCACGCATGGCACACTTCTGGCGAGAGCTTCCCCACGTTCTCCGCAGCCCACACGAACTGACCAAGCGTTCGGCACCGGAACCCCGTCGCCCCATGCAAGACGTTCTCGACGAACGCCCCGAAATCCGTGGTGATGACCGGCGTTCCACTGAGCGCCGCCTCCGCGATCACGTAGCCGAACGGCTCAAGGTAGGTCGTCGGAACGAATACCGCCTTCGCCTTGCTCAAGAGCCGGCGCTTCATCTTCGGATCGGCGACACCCACGTACTCGACTCCCTTCCCACTCACCGGAGTCGTCGCATCCATGCGTGGCCCTGCGATCACCAGGCGCGCACCGATCTCCTCCGCCGTCTGGATCGCGATACGCACTCCCTTCCTCTCCACCACACGGCCCAGGAACAAGAAGTAGTCGTCCTTCGTCTTGGAATACGCGAAGTCGTCTGGGTCGAAGAATGGCGGAATCACGCAGTCCGTGAACCGCCCGTTGTCCTCTCCCTGACGGCCATAGGTCCAGTGCCGCCAGACATCACTCTCGAACACCCGGAAGGGCGCGAACGAGCCGACGTACCCGATTCCGATCTCCACGGCCATCGGAAGTCCCGCCTTCTTGACAATCGGCTCGTGGTTCGTCCCTCCACTCAGCAGCAAGAAGTCAAGGTTGACACGGCGCCTGACGATCTCCGCACTCGCCCGGTCGAGGAACCTGTTGTGCAGCGCATCGAACCGCTGCATGAGGTGACCGCCCTCCCACTTCATGCCATAGGCCCCGACCAACTCGTCTGCCGTCAGCACGGTCACCACTTCATCAGCCGCCGGGACGACCGATCCCTCAACGCCGTAGAACGTGACGTGATGGCCGAGCGACTTCAGCACTTCCGCAAAGTTGACCGTCTTCGTGGCGAACGCATCGACCCCGCCATTCACCGTTGGGATGTCGATGTTCCCGACGAGATGGCACGAGAGCCGCTCACGGCGGATTCGGTGCGGCTGATTCTTCATCAGGCAGGCTGTTCCATCAGCGCGTGAGCGCAGGACTAGATGGAAGCCGAACTCCTTGACCAACCACTCGACGATGCCCCCCGCATCCGACCAATCCTCGACGATCACCGTGATCGGTTCCGATGTCCGCAGCCACTCTTCCGCACCCTGCAAGACGAGGCGTTCAGCACCCTCGACGTCGATCTTGACCATCGCCGGCTGGACGAGAGGCAACAGGGAATTGAGGCGGGCGCACTTCACGACCTCCGTATCCCCTCCCTCTCGGCTTGCACCAATCAGCGTGTGGTGCCCTGCATCAGGCTTTCGGATGAGGAGCGCCTCCCCATCCACGTCCGCAGCAGCCACCTGTTGCGCCGCCACATTCTGGCAGCCATTCGCTGCGAGGTTTCTCTGGAGGAGCGCGAAGTTATCCGCCGCCGCCTCGAACGCATAGACCTGCCCCTTGGCCCCGACGAGCCGCGACGCCAGGACGCTGAAGTACCCGACATTCGCCCCCACATCGACGAACGTCTGCCCCGGTTTGAGGTGTCGCCGAATGAACTCCGTCGTGTTCTCTTCCCACACCCCGTCGCGTTGCAACCGCGGAAGGATGACGTGATCCGACGACATGAAGGTGAGCGCGATCGTGCCACACGACAGGCCGCTTAGGACGTTCTCCACCGTCACTGGCACGCTCGCCGCCTTCAACTCTACAGCCTCCGGCAGCGCATCGAGCATGAAGATCTGGCGGCACCCGGCACCCGGCTCCTCAGGGCCGACGAAGACGCTCTGCACCTTCGCCCGAAGCGCAGCCTCGATCCGCGGAGCGATTCTGTCAGGTGCGAAGATCGGGTCCCAGTCCGGTTGCTTCACGGTATCTGGCACCTCGACGAAGAACCGATCGGCGCGCCCCCTCATCCTCTCCAGGTCCTTGAACGCCTGCGCCTCGCCCAGCGCATTGACCTCGTCGTGCAACACAGACAGGTAGAGGAGATTGTTGAACCTCTTTCGTAGCGCGATAAAGTCCTGCCAGCGCCCTGTGTGGATGTCACCGCGCAAGTTCGCTCGCGTCGTCAGATACCTGGATACCGCAGCCAGATTAGGATCAGCCTCGACAGAGGTCACCAACCGCCCGCGCGCCAGAAGTCCGCGCGTCATGAATCCTTCTGAGCACCCGACGTCAAACACCGTCCCCGGCACGAGGTGCGCAGCAATCCATTCCAGGCGAGCAGCAGACGCCGGGCGCTCAACCGGGATGTCGGAGACCGTCGCATCTTCGATCGGCGCGTAGACGCGAACTCTTCCCCCGCGCACCTTCAGCATCTCCCGCAACGGGAAGCCATGCGATTCCTTCGGGCTGTGCGAGTCGCCGTTGATCCCTTCCCACTCCGTCTGGACGTTCACCTCGACCTCGATCCCCAAGTACCGCAGAATCGTCAGCCGGTGGTGACCATCGTATACCTGGAGTCGCCCATCCCCATCGGAGAAGCAAAGGACTTCCGACCCGTTGTAGCCGTGCGCCTTGATCTCCGCGTACAGCGCCGTGACTTCAACAAGCCGCCGCTGTATCGCCGCTTCGATATCCACCGCATCGCAGACGCTCTTGTGTATTCCAGCGCCGCCCGGTCGCTCGCGCATGAACTTCGCCAGAGGCGACGTCTCTCCGATGGCCTCACCTCTGTCGATCATGCCCAACGTCGCAATGATTCTGTCGGCGAACCACGACGGCTCGATCAGCGTGTTGAGGATTCTGAACTGCATGCCCGCACCTCCCGTCTGACCGCTATTCTACTCGCGGCGCCGTTTCACCCCAAGTGCGCAGCACAACAGCGCAGCGCCAGCTATCCAGTCACCCCGCACACGTCAGCGATGGACGATCCGCCCACGCCTATCTCCCCCAGACGCCTTGCCCCAACACGCGTTACTCCTTCGATGCATCGGGCGCTTCAATGTGATCGTCTAACACTCGCACCGCGGGCCACGTTGCCTCGGGCACTGCGGCCTTGGCGAGGATGCCACGCAGCAATTCCTCTCGTTCCGAACTCAGGATTCGTCCCTGCGCTTGCAGCAACTGCAACTGTGCCTCGATCCTCAGTTTTTTCTCGCGCTCCAACTCGGTGAACTCGATCCTCATTTCGCCTCCTCTATACTCCCCGAGACGTCAGGGAGATCATTTGACTTGACCCCTAGCGCAATCTCGATCGCTGCGATCTTCTCTTGGAACGCCCGCCACTCCTTGTCCAGCGTGTCGCGTCGTGCGAGAATCCCCGCGCGTTCCGCTTTCAGATCCTCGAACGAGAATGTCTCCACTTCCTCCGTTGATCGCGTCCGCCTAATCGTATTTGCCGACCGATTTTCCCAAGTATATTCCATTGTCGCCTCCTAGTTGTAGTAGTATATAATGCGGATCTCGCCAGTCGTCCCGAGTCGGTTCTTGACGATTGCGCCCGTCCCGCCATCGTAGCAGCACAGATCCGTGTCGGTGTCTGCTGTTGCCACGTTGCCCGTTGTCGTGCTGATGAGCTTCACCGCACCGCTTGTCTGAACCAGGAAGATTCCGGCCTCTGCGTTGCACGACACGATGCAGATCCCAGAGGTAGCGTCGGGAAGCGATACCGTCCCATCATCCGCGAGGGCATCGGCCTGGTAGGTGAATAGGTTCATCGTACCAAGCATCGAGCGAATCCCCAGGATCCCAGTCTCTTCTGATTTGATGTGCAGCCCAGCTTTATCTGCCACGCCACCGACATCTGCTACCCAGACCTGGGCGGCGCTTGCTGGGCTCGTCGATGGGGCGGTGCCTACCGCCATGCCGATCGCCTTTGCCGCGCTCGTCCCCATCGCCGCCAGCGTGCCAAGCAGCACGTTACCAGACGAGTCCAGAGTCAATCCGATTGCCCCCGCCCCGTACATCAACTGCGTCTGCCCACCAGAGATGTACGTCCCGATACGGAACGTCTTCGGAATCGTTGCCGTCGATCCTCTGTACTGGAAATAGCCGCCAGCAGTGCTTGTGTTCTCGTAGAATGTCAGTTGAGGAACCGAACCAGTGCCAGTCCCTCGCAAAACGATCTCGGCACCACCCGCAGTCACTAGATCAAGCTTCGCGCCCGGAGTAGTCGTGCCAATGCCGACGTTCCCAGCGAAGTACACCTTGTCTGATGCGCCTGCACAGTAGAGGGCATAGGGGGCGTTCGTGTGCGTTCCAACGCTAGTTTGCGACTCGACATAGATCCCGTACAAAGTCCCGATCGTCGCCGTTGCTGGGTTCGTCGGGGCTTTGACATAGACGCCATAAGACGTGCCAATCGTCCCCCCGGCAGCGTTCCTAATCTCTGAATATAAACCGTAGGCCACCGTGATCGTCCCGGTTGTCGCGTTGTTTACCAAAACGTGGCAACAGAACGCACTAGCCAGTGTGGTCGTATCGTTGTGAACGACCCCGAACTCAAGCCCTTTCAATGATCCGGTAAGACCGTATCCATTACCGGCCTGGGACTTCGTATACCCGTAGATGCCTCGCAGTGTCGCAGAAGACTCAGCAGTTGGGGCCAACACCCCGTCAATCCACAAGGCCTGGAATGTCCCGGAAGTAATCGTCTGGTACCCAGACGCCACCTTCATACGGACTGTCGTTCCGGGAGCGTTCGTGCCTATCCCGACGTTCGCGGTATCCGTCACACGCAAGGCTTCTGTCGCGCCGTTGTTACCAACCTGGAAGATGATGTCAGAGCCTGCCGCGCCGACGCCAGACGTGGCGCGGATCGTTGCCCCGCTATCCGTCGATGTAGAGCCGATCAGCACTTGCCCGCCAGCACGGCCTGAGAGCAGCGCATAGTCGGCGGGTTTTGAAGCACCATCTTTGAGTAGCTTGCCAGTCACTCCATCGAAGACGGCAAAGTTGCCGTCTATTGCACCGGAAGGGCCAACAACGTCGCCGCCGCCACCCGTTGGGCCAGTTGGCCCCGTCGGCCCAGGAACCGTCGACGCTGGACCCGTCGGCCCTCTTCCGCCAACGAATGGCGTGTATTCCAGCGCCGCGTTCAGATCCGACGGGTCGTAGTCGTCCTTCTCTAAGAGGATCGTCCCGCGAGGATAGAGCCGCGTGTCGACGAAGAAGCTGATGAGCCCCTGATCGTCCGTGACGAACGGATTCGAGCGCGCTCTGAAATCCCAATGGTCCCCCGACGTGTGTCCGGTCGTCGCGGCAAAGGTCACCGTCAACCCGTCGGCAAGCGTCTGCGCGGCGCCCGTGATCGCGACGCCCGTCGCCTCCCACGTCGAGCCACCATCCTTCGACCACTTGAAGGTGTCAGGCGTCCCCTCCCCATCAATCTGGATGCAGAAGTCCGTCTTGTCATCCCCGGTGAAGACGGTGCCTCTGGTCAGGTCGTCCAGCCCCGCGCCAGTGAACGTCACGCCACCAGCCGTGTCGAACAACGGAATCGGGTTCGTGGTCCCCGGAACATAGACGTAGACCGTGACCGTCGACACCTTGAACCCGCTCGTGTCCTGCACGAAGCGCGCGTACTTCTCGTAGGTCGGCATCGCCTCACCTCCTCGTAGTGGTCGGAACCGCAGCGACTTGCGCGATCACGAACTCACCTTCCGGCAGCCCCTCGATCTGTGTGTAAGGGTAGCGGTCGGCACTCTTCAGCGTCCAGGCCGTCGCCTTGCGAACAACCCGGTAGGCCTCCCCAACAGCCGGCGCCGTCGTGAAGGGTTGGTCGACACGCATCATGGTCGCATCGTTGTAGACGATTCGACGGAACCTGTCGGTGCCCGCCCTCCCACTCCCAAGCAACCACAAGTAGTCGCCAATGGCCTCGTATTCCTCCATGCGACTCTGGGCGGAATCAGTCAACGTCGTCGTTGTACCACCCGTAGCCGCCCCCGTGAACTTCTCCTTGACCAACGCATGACGGACGCGGTAGCCCGACACGTTCCAGTCACCCGTGCCGAACCACGCGACGTGCACAGCCGGCGCCGCGCTGCCGTCTGCCTGATCTCGCCACACACCCTCGGCCGTGACATTCGAGATCTGGAGCGGCGTCCCTCCACGGAACTGCGCGAGATCGCGCGTGACCTTCCCCTGCCAATCCTGCCGCCCTCGCGACAACCAGTAGGAGCGACGCCCGATGCGCTTGTTCTGTGCGCCCTGGAGCACCGTGTACCCGTACCAGTTGTCCCAGGAGAACCCCCATTCGAGTTGGACCACGCCGAGATCGAAGTCATCCTCCGTGTCGGTATCCGCCCGAACGAGGTCGCCAAGCTCCACCCCCAGCAAGAGCCACGGGCAACTCATCTCGCCGTCAACCCCGGGAACCGAGAGGTCGGAGAGCGCCATCTTCGCCTCGGCCAGCGCCTCGCCCGAGGTATCGGTCGACGACCCATCCTTCTCCACCAGCCGCATGTAGCGGTGCTTCCGCGCCGCCGTCAGCGCCGCCGGATCGAGAACGCCATAGGTCGCTCGCGCCGCTTCGTTCTTCACCTCGACGAAAGCATCCTTCCCCGTGTACCGATCCGTGTAGACGAGCTTGATGTAGGTACGGATCTGCGACTCGCTGTACCGCAAGCGGAGGCGGTTGATGTTCTGCCCGAGGTCGATGTCCGGCGTCGTGTTGGTGCGCCGCGGGTCGATGACCGTCGGGCGGAAGCCAGCGACAGGCGAACCGCTCGCCGTCGCCTGCCCCGTCACCCCACCGGCCAGCGCATCCCCCGACTGGAAGGTTCCCCCCTCCGTGTCCTTCATGTAGAGGAAGCCCTTAGCCGTCCCCGCTTCCCAGGTTCCCGACTTGACGACCCACGACATGACCTTCCCCGTCGCCCCGCTGAGGCTCCCCGTCACCGTCTCGCCGTCCGTGAACTCCACGGAGCCCCCCGAGAAAGCGAGCTTCGTCGAGAAGCACTCGTGCATGCAGAATCCAATCCCATTGACGATCCGCGTCATCGCTTCGAGAAGGTTCGTGTCACCGATTCGGTAGTTGTAGACGAAGTAGTTGAGGTCTGGAGCTGCGATGACTACGTTCTCCGCGAACTCGTAGTCGACGAGGATCTGGTTGCACACATCGCGCGCCACGCCGATCGACAGCCAGTTCTGGCTGTAGACAAGGCCATCGTCGCGGTCGATCCACTTCATCAGGTAGCCTTGCATGACGCCGACAATCGGGCAGTCGAAGTCATCAGCTCCGCCGTAGGTCTGCGTAGGCCCCATCTCCGCCTCGCCGATCTGCCCGACGAACATCAAGGCCAGCGGCCCTGAACCCTTCGCCAAGTAGAGTTCAGCGACGTGCCCCGCGCCGAGCAGCGGCACTCCTCCAGGGTTGTAGCTCGACACCTCTCCCGGATCGAGGCTTTTGTTCGCCAGGCGCCAGTCCGCGTGGTTAGTCAGGGTCACAGTCAGCACGCCGCGTCCCGACTCCATCTCCCCCTTGAAGCTGACGCGCCTGACCCGCGACTCACCGTCGAGGTCGAAGAGATCGAGCCACTGCGTCCCCGTCCAGACGCGGAGGATTGCTGTGGTCACCGGCTCGCATGTGTTTGCGCTTGCAAAGGTTCGCGCCATCTCAGTACTCCGTCGCCAACTCGAACCCCGTTTGGAGCAAGGACTTCCGCGCCTGCCTCCGGCTCACGGCCTTCGCCACTCTATCGCCGTCAATCTCGACGACCGTCTCGACCGTCACATCGCCCAGGCCCATCCCCAGCACGCCGAACGACGGCATGGACAAGCCCGCCCCCTGCGGCTGAAGACCCGGGAACGAGAGGGCCGGTGCGGGCGTACCGAACCCCCTCGCCCCGGTACCGCTCGGCGGGGTGTTCATTCCGAGCGGCATCCTTCCAAGCATCCCACCACTGACCTGCCCCGTGCGCCACGTCTCCTCGATCAGCGCCGCCACTCCGGGAAGGCTCATCATCCAACGGGGGACGACGAACTCGCCAGGCGTCAACAGCGCCGGAACCGTATCCTGCGTCCCCGCGCCGCCGACGTAGCCGCCCTTCGCCTTCTTCTCGCCGAAGATCGACTTCCAGAGTTCCGACCACATCGCGGCGAAGACCGACGACCAAACCTTCGTCCAGAAGTCATCTTTGCCCTGCGAGATCCCGTCGAGCGCCGTGCCGAGGTTCGTCAGCGCGAGCTTGAAGTTCTCCAGCTTGGTCTTGAGGTCGTTGCCCCACTGCTGGATGAGCCAGATAATCATGTCCTTGATGTCGGGCCAGTTCTGCTTCACCGTCAAGAAGACCGTCGCCAAGGTGTCGGCCAGCATCTCCAGAACCTCCTTGAGTACCGGCCAGACATCCGTCTTGAGATCGTTCCACACCACGTCGCGGAACCACATGACGACGTCCTTGAAGATGCCGTAGAGGTCGAGCGCAATCGCGCCGAGCGCCGGGAAGACATCGGACTTCAAGAACGGATCGACGTCAGTCTTCCACCATTCCCCGAACCCCCCGAAGAACGCCTTGAGTTCGCCGAGCAAGTTCTCCTGGATGTAGGTCACGACACCGAGCAGGACATCTCCCACCGTCTGGAACACGGGGAGCACCGCGCCGATGATCGACGGCGCCAACTCCTCCCAGATCATTTTGAGCCGGTCGAAGACATCTTGGAACACGGCGACGACATCCGTCCACGCCGTCCCCATGTTCTTGAGGATGTCCTTCAACCACTTCAGGTGGTCGACGACCTCCTGCTTCTCGCTCTCGATTGGGTCCTCTTCCTCCTGCGACCAGTCGACCGGCGGCTGGCCGGGGACCGCGGCCTCGTACCGGATGCGGTCCACCTTCCACCCCGTCGGGACGTTCAGGTTGTCGACCATCGCCTTCGTGCTCTTCTTGGTCACCTCTGTCGCCGTCTCTACAGCCGGGAAGAACTGATCCATGAGCACCTGGGAGATCGCCGACACCGCCTTGAAGAACCCGCCGAACAGCGCGTCGAGAATCTTCCCCCAGAACCCCTGGAGGTCACTCATCATCGTTTGATAGCTCTCCAAGCTCTCGACGAACGACCCGAACGCCCGCGCAAGGTCCTGCGTCTTCTCCGTGAGCCAGATCACCGAGTCAGCGTAGCGGTCGACCTTCTCCTGCTCCTTCTCCCTCGCCTCCTCCGCAGACTGCCCGATCACGTCGAGCACCCACCCCAGGCCCGTCGCCACGGCCCCGAAGATGTTGCCGGTCATCGCCTGCCCCGCCGCCGTCACCCCGGCCTGCAATGCCGAGCTGAGGCCGCTCAGGTCCGTTCCCGTGATCTTCCCCAACGTATCAGCAGCCTTCGCGATGAGCCCGACCAGCGTCCCCGCGAAATCCAACGCCGCCTGCTCCGCCTCGCTGAGCCCGCGCTCCACATCGAACAACGCCGGAGGCAGCTCCTTCTTCATCAGCTTGGCGAATTGCGTGTAGAGGAAGTGGGCGATGCTCGACGAGTCGCCGAGCTTCTCGAACATCGCGTCGAGGTCAGCGGAAGTCGACACAAGCCCCTGTAGCGTCGCATAGTTCGCCAACAGCTCCGACGGCGACAGGATCTTCCCACCCGCGTCGATGTCCGCTTGCTCCGTCAGCCCGTAGGTCTGGACGCCAGTCCGCAACGACTCGACCAGATCGCGGAGCTGTTTTTCGACCTCCGGATTCGGCGCCCACGGAACGCCCTTCGACACCCCCATAGTGAAGAAATCCGTGAGCGGCCGTTCCGAAACTTCGAGCCGCTTCAACTCATCCGAGAAGCCCATGACCGCAAACCGCGACGCCTCCAACTCCTTCGCCCACTCCGGGATGCGCGCAGACGCCAGTTCTAGCGCCGCGTTCCACGCATCGAACAGCGGCCCGCTCTTGATGCCGTATGTCTCGAAGGCCGTTCCCACTGCCAGCAGGGAACTCTTCACCCGTTCAACCTCACCCGACAGATCGAGGAAGTCGCCGAGCTTCATGCTCCCGGCTCCCGTCGCCCCCGTCGCCGAGGTGAGCGACGACAGCGCGACGCTGACCGAAGACATGATCGACGAGAGGTCGAGCATCGTCTTGTTCGAGAACTCAACCGACAGCGTGTTGAGGCTCTCCCCGAACTTCCTCACGGCCTCAATGGTGTCGTTGATCTCCCTTTCCCAAGCCAGGACGGTTCCCGCCATGTCGCGCATTGCGAGCACCCACGCATCGAACAGCGGGCCGCTCTTGATGCCGAGCTGCTTGAACGCCTCCCCCACAGCCATGAGCTTCGACCGGACATCCCCAACGGACTCCCATCCCGCGAGGAAGTCGGCAACCGTCTGCGGCGCTCCATCAGCCTTCTGCCCGGACTTCAACCCGGTGACGACCGTCTTGATCTCCGCACTCAACCCGACGAGATCGGTGATCGGGAGCTTGGCGAACCGCTCGCCGAGCGTCTTGATCGCGGCGCCCGCCGTCTCCACCTCGACGATGAACTCGGTGATCGCCTCTTCCCACGCCGGCACCTCGGCAGCAAGCGCGAGCATGGACTCCTTCCACGTATTGAACAGCGCCCCGCCCTTGATCCCCGTGTTCTTGAAGGACTCTCCCATCGACGTAAGGGCATCGCGAACCCCAGAGATGTCGGAGTAGGTATCCAAGTACTCACCAACCGTCATCTCGGTCCCATCACCCTTGAAGCCGGTCTGAAGCGAGGTGAACGACTTCGCCAACTCACCTTGGATGAGGCCAAGGACCTCCCCGAGCTTCAGCTTCTTGAGCTGCTCGGTCAGCGTGTAGAGGCTATCCCCGAACTCCCCTGTCTCCTCAAGCACCGTGTCCCCGAGATTCTTCTCAAGGTCCGCTGCGACATCATTCATCGACTTGGTGAGTTCCGCCATCTCCTGATCGGTGAGCGTCACACCCGCCGCAAGCTGGCGGAGCTTCCCAAAGAACTCAGAGACGAAATCCTTGTTCCGGGCGAGCGGCGTGATGAAGGACTCAAGGGCGTCAAGGATGATGTCGAAGGTCGTCGCAGTCCTCTCCGCCACCCCCTCCAATGGCGCCGTGAGTGCAGCGCCGGTCCCCGCCGAGATCGGCAGAGCGCCGGCCACCGCTCCACCTTCCGCGAACCTCCGCGCGCCCTTCCGCCACATGCTCGTGACCATCCCCGAGAACCACGGGATGCGCATCATCCAGTTCGGGACGACGAACTCGCCAGGCTCAAGCAGCGCCGGGATCTTGTCGCCAAGCCCCATCCCCGGGACCCCACCACCCTCTGCGAACGCCGTGACCGCGCCGCCCCACTTCTTCCCTCCGATATTGAACTGCCCGCCCTCCAGGTTGAGATTGAGGCCGCTCGGCAGCGAGGTGCGCAGGTACTCGTAGAGAGCATCGTAGAGACGCTGCTTCTGCGCCGGATCAGTGATCGCGTCGATCATCCCCTGGAGGAAGTTCCGCATGAAGTTCTCCGCGATCCCCTCACTCCCCGTCGCGTACTTCAGCGTATCGAACGACTGAGTGAAGTAGGCAGAGAAACGATCCATGAGCGCCTGCCAGTCAAGCTCAGACACCGCCTGCTCGAAGATACTCGCCCATGCCGTGGCGAGATCTTTCGGGAGCCCCTCATCGACCAACGCTCTCTCAACGTCGAGGACGCCCATCGACTCCACAATCGCCTGCACGCCACTGTATAGGGTCTGCTTTTCAAGGTTCAATGCTTGTGCGATTTCAGCCTGCGACTTGTCCCCCCCTGTGAACTTCGGGATGATGTTGATGAGCGCATAAAGGGACAGGCCGCTGATCGCACCGATCGCCATGCCAGCCGCCGCACCACCCGGACCGAACAGCGCCCCGATCTTCGCACCAGCCCACCCGCCACCCAACGCCGCAGCGAGGCCGCCAAGCACCTTCATCAGCACGCCCATGAACGAACCAGGGTCAACCTCGCTGACCCTAGGCACGATGTTGAAGGTCAGGAGCATCGCAGCACTCGCCATAAGCCCGGCGCCAACCAACGGGATGCCGAGCGCCGCCGCAACCGCCGCGGTAAGGACTCCCATCCCCAGCGCGATTGCGATCTTGTCAATGAAGTCGTCGAAGCTGAAACCGCCTTCGATCGTCGAGTCCTTCGACGAGATCCAGATCTGAAGGGCGAGCGTTGCGACGAGGCCGAGCGCCAAGCCCAACCCACCTGCGATCGCCGGCGCCACGAAGCCAACACCCAACGCGATGAGCCGGGATGCCAGAGTCGGGAGGAACCCAGTGATGAGCGCCACCGTCCCCAGACCAATGACCAAGTCCAACGCGATCTGCCCGAAGAACTCCCCCCAGTTCCTGTTGCGGAGATCGTTCAACAGCTCATCGAGGTTGAGCGCATCCTTGATCCAGTCGACGAGAGCCCGCACGAGGTCTTGGACGCCGAGAATGTTCGCTTCCCACGCGAAGTAGAAGATCCCGGCCAGCGCCACAAGCTGGACGAGCGGGTTCGAGAGGAGGCTCCACGCCTTCGTCAGCCCCCACACGAGCATGACGAGCTTCCCGATGTTGAGTCCGATCTTGAGGAAGTACTTGATCGCGTCTGCGTTCTGGACCACGTACTTGTAGGCCTTCGCCAACCAGACGACGACCCCTTCCTTCACCGAGTCCGCCCACTCCACGAACTTGTTGACCATCGGGACGACGCCTTCCTGCGTGATCTTCTGAAGGATCGGCAAGAACCACTCCCCGATGTTCGTCGCCGCGAGTTCCAAGCTCGATTCCATGATCTTCATCTGGCCTTGGAACGTCTTGAGCTGGATCTCTGCTTGGCGAGCGGCGGTCCCTCCGGCCTCCTCAAACTGCAACGTCATCTCACGCAGCGCCTTGCTGCCGACAGACATGAGGTTGACCATGCCCGGACCGGCCCGGACGCCGAAAATCGCCATCATGTCAGCAGCATCAGCGCCCGCCTGCTCGAACGTCTCCAAGATCCCGGCCATGTCCTTCCACGCGCCTGTCGCCCGGTTCTTGAAGTCGTCAATCTGCAACCCGAGAGGCTTCAGCTTCTCCGTCGTCAGCTCGGCGCCCTCCAAGATCTCACCGAGCGCATAGCGGAGGACGGTTCCCGCCGAACTCCCACGGATACCTCGATCCGAGAGCTTGGCGATTGCCGCACTCAGCGACTCGATGCTGATCTTCATCGCAGCAGCAATCGGGCCGGAGTACGACATCGCCTCGAACATATCGCTGACGTTCGCCGCCGAAGCCGAGGCACCAAACGCGAACACGTCCGCGACGCGCGTCGACTCCTTCGCCTCCAGGTTGAAGATGCGGAGCGCCGAACCCACCATGTCCGCGGCGCCAGCGAGTTCGATCATCTGGCTCGCCGCGAGGTCCGACACCCCTCCGATCGACTGAATGATCTCGTTGGTCGACAAGCCGAGACGGCCGAGGGCCTCTTCACCCTTCGCGATCTCGACCATCGTCCATTTGGTTGTCCGCCCGAGTTCCTTCGCCCGGTCAGTCAACTCTTGGAACTGCTTGCCGGTCGCCAGAGTGACGGAGCGGACCATCGCCATTGCCTGCTGGAAGTCACTGCTGACGTCGATGACCTTCTTCAAGCCAAGAGCCAAGCCGAACGCACCGCCGACCCCGACAATGGTCATAGCGGTGCGTCCGAACTTGCTCAGCGCAGCTTCAGCCTTGAACAGGCCCGCCGCGAATGGAGCAGAGTTGATCCCGAGCGTTACCCAGGCAGAGCCTACGACTTCAGCCCCCGGCACACCGATCGGCATGGCTCACCACCTCTGCCCGCTACTTCGCTGCTTGCTGTGCCTTCCTCTGGCGCTGGCGTTCTCGGAACGCAAGAGCCTTCTGAATCGTCTCAGCGTCGACCCCGAACATCTTCGGGAACATGGTTTCCCAGATGGCTTCGAGCTGGCGCTTGAGCTGATTCCGGTAGCGCATCGAATCCCCCGACTTCATCCCCATGGGCGGCGTGACCCGGATCGCGGTCAACTCCTCGTGAATCATCACGCCGCGCGCATAGCTCAAGAGGTCGGTCAGCACCAGTCCCCGTATGTCCTCCTTCGTGAAGCCGTACCACCTGCCGAAGTTCACCATCACCCCTGGCAGCGAAAGCGTCCGCCGCCAGAGGGTGTAGTCGGCCCCTATTCCTTGGCCGGACTGGCGCTTGCGGCCGGCGAAGGCTCGCTCGACGTCGGTCCAGCCTTCTCTGCCAAAGGGTCGTCAGCTCTCCGCTTCTTCATCTGCGCTTCAGCCTCTTCCGGCGTCACACCCTGGAACAAGAACATCAGAGCACGGATGTACTCTCCCTGGTCCTGGATGCCGTAGGAGATCAGGAGATCGACATCCCCGCGCGTCAGAGTCGAGTCGATGTGGCGGAAGGCCGCAGCGAACATCTCGATCTGGAGCGTGTGGCCGAGCTTCGAGTAGACCTCGAACCCCACCGCCGACCGCTTCGCCGCCTTCGCCTCGTCCGTCAGTTCCTTCTCCGCCTCCTGCATCTGGCGGTAGATATCGAGCATCATCCCCCAGAGGTCGATGTGCGACTTCGCGTTGAGATCCTCCATGTCCCCGACCGTCAGCATCGGGAGATCGACCTTCTGCGGCTCCTTGTCCGCGAGAGTGATCGTCACGTTGATCGTCGGGACCTTCACCTGACCCGCAAGGGCCTTGAGATCGAGCTTCATCCTAGAGCCTCCTCGCCAAGAACTGCGCCGTGAACCGGGTGAGCGGTACTCCCTCTCCACCGTCTTCCGCGTCCGATGCCTTACACTCCAGGTCGATAAGTTCGAGCCCTCGGACGGGCTTCCCCTGGTACACGACCTGTTGCGTCGGTCCCTCTGGCCCCGGCGCGACGTCGATGACGAAGCCCGAGAGGTTGAGATGGGCCTCGTGGAGATGGCACGGGATCTGCGCCTCTCCCTTCTCATCCACCCCAGCAGGCGACAGCAGACGCGCCGTCGCCCCGCTCGCCCTGATCCCCAACGAATGGATGCCAGCGTAGGTGAATTGAGCCTCGACCCCCGCGACCTCCGCCGGCTGGCCGTCGATCAGCACGCTCGTCGGGTTGTGAGTCTCGCCGACGTGCACCTCGATCGGCTTGCCGAAGAAGGCTCCTTCTGCCCGAATCAGCCCCTTGATCGTCCCGCATGTGTTCATCGCCGCAACACCCCCTGATATGCAGCGTCGAGGAGTTCCCCGACGCGGTCGTAGTTGAAACTCGTCCTGACGTGACGAGCCACTTCGTCCGTCGACTCGCAACGGACCGCTGCCCGCAACGCTTCCGCGATCGACTCCGGAGACAGCGGATCGCAGTAGAAGACGCCTCCCATCCCCTCCGGCAGGTACTCCTTCACCGTCCCTCTGTCGCTGACCACCACCGGCACGCCGAGCGCCGCCGCCTCCAAGCTCACGAGCCCCGGCGTCTCCAAGAGACTCGGGAGGCAGTGAGCAGAAGCCCGGCGCATCACCTTGAACAGGCTGCGCGCCGTCCCCGGCGTCCCGATGACGATGTTCCGGCCATCGAGCTTCTCCTTGAACTTCTTCACGTACGGCTCGGACATCTGGCCGATGAGCACGAGCTGAAGCTCTGGATCGTCGCGCCACAAGATCTCCATGGCCTCGACGAGCCGGTGCTGATTCTTCCGCACCTCAATCCGCGCCGCACAGAGCACGAACCGCTCCGCGATGACATCCTCCAGCCGATCAGGGAGGTCGGTGCGGTCGGCGAGCGCCGGCATGATCTCGCCGTCGAGATCCACCGCGTTCGGGATGACAGCGTACCGCTCACCCCACGACCTGGCGTCCACCTTCATCGGCTCGATGTGCTGCTTCCGCATGAGCTTGAGGGCTTCCGTCATCTCCCCTTCTGCGTTCGGCAGGAGGAAGTCAGACATGGCCCAGAAGACCGCGGCACCGAGAACGAACTCATCGAACTGCTGCGAGTTGCGCTTCTCTGCCGCCGCATCGAAGCCGTAGAAAGCCGTGAGTTCCTTCTCCAACTCCTCCACCGGCCAGTAGACCGGCGAGCAGAAGATCGGGATGCCCTGCCGCGCAGCGATCTGCGCCGCGAGCATGTACGGCCCCTTCGGCCCTCCTGCGTTGACCAGATGGAGAAGATCCGTCCGATCCCAGTCAGGCACCGTGCGCAACAGGTTGACGATCTTCACCTGATGCCCGCGCCGCGCCAGTGCGTTCCCCATCCCAACAGCCTGCCGCTCCGAACCCATCGTCGGGTACTGGAGATCAGCAGTCGTCGAGAGCGCGATCACGATGTTCACGCCACCCCCTTTGACAACAGACCAATGAGTGACCTGCGCCCGCGCCCGCAGACGCAGGCCACCCGCCACGCCCTACACCACGAGAGTCAGGGCGCCGTTTCCCTGGATATCGAAGCCGACAGTCGCCACCGCCGCCACCGCGACGTCGACGTTCTCCGCCGAGACGTACGCGATGCCGTGGTAGTACTTGTCGCTGTAGACGTGGAAGTAGCACTCGACCTGCGTGCCGCTTCCGCCCATGAGCGCCGTGTTCAGCGCCGCCTGGCCGGCGTCGTCGAGATCCCAGAACCCCTCGGCCACACCCGTCCAGTTGCGGACGCCGCACTTGAAGGCGCCCCACCCATTGTTGGCGAAGACCGAGACGTCGTTCAGCGCCATGCTGATGGACAAGCTCCAGTGATTCAGCTCACCCACGATGGCCGCCGAGCCGAGAGCCCCCGCCTTGAAGTACCCGTCTACTCCGCAGTAGGTCGTCATTCCTCTTCCCTCCTCCTCTAGTTCGGGGTGGCGTACCCGCGGAATTGAACCACGGGAAGCCATACCTTGTCGGCGTCATCCCAGACCGGCCGATCGCTTTGTGGCCGAAGGGTGATCGCGCGGTACCCTGACACCGTGAGCTGCTTTCCATCAAACACCGTATGGACTTGCGCCACGATGTCGCCTGCTTCGATCGGCCCGCTTGATTCGCTGACCACTTTGATGTAGAGCGCAATCTCTGTCGCTACCGGCGCCGCGCTCTGAAACGCTACCGAGTGAACAAGCTCACCGAAATCGAACATCACGAAGGGCTTGGTCCCACTCGGCGGCGGCACCATGTACCCGAAGCGCCCAGCAAGCTGCGTGGTCCACAGGGTCGTGTTCGCCTGTGCCAGCGTCACCACTGCCTGCATGAGAGCGACTTCGAGACTGGCCATACCCTAGAGCACCGCCTGAACGTACATGTCGACGTAGCCATCCCCCGCCGCGACATCCAGCTTGAACTGATACGCGGCAGGCCCAACGGGCAGCGAGAACGTCTTGACGTAGCCATCACCGAAGTTCTCTTCCGTGTGGAACGCGTAGTTGTCGACGTTCTCCCCATCCAGCGACGCGAACGCCTTCACGTCGAAGTCAGACGCCGTGTTGCCCGCCTTCGTACTGTGGACCTGGCAGAGGATCGTCTTCGCGCCAGCCGGCACCGGGAGAACGGTCGCCGCATCGTCAGCGACGCCATTCGCCGTCCCCGTGTGCGTCCACGTGAGAATCGTCACCAAGCCCGGAACCGCTCGCGCCATGTCCTCCCCTCCTTCAGCCGCCCAATCCTTCAGTGAGCAGCCGCCTCACCTGAGCCTCGATCTCCTCCACCGTCTCCGCGACGTGCATCGTCATACCATTCGCCAGCAACAGCAGCGAGCCGCCATCCTCCAGCGCCCGCACGACGTCGACCAACTCATCCCGGACCGCCACAGGGCGCCGCGAAGCAGACGGCACAGAAGGCGTCGTAGACGTTCCCTCACGTGGCCCCATCGTCTGCCGCTCCCCGAAGGCCCTGGGTTGCTCCGTCACGATCTCCGTAAGCCTCAACCTCATGTCGCCGTCCACTCCTTCATGAGCAGCGGCTTCTGCTCGCGCAGGGCATTCTCAAGGTAGTGCTTCCCCGCCATCCTCGACGTTCCGACTTCCTGGTGAATCGCGTAGTGGACGTTTGACCCGTAGCGCAGACTCAGGTTCAAGGCATCCACCGTGTACGTGATCGAGGCGCGCAACCGCCCCGTGTCGACCGGACACTTCTGCTTCGCCGACCCCGTCAGCCGCACGCCAGCGCGGTGAAGAAAGCGGAGCCCATCCGTGTGCGAGAGCTTCCGGAGCTTCGCCGGATTCCACGCCACTACGACTGCCACCTCTTCCTCACCTCCGCCGTCGTCCCCAGACCGTCCACATGCGCTCGGACTCATCGAGATGGATCACGGCCACACCTCCGCCGAGGTCCACCAAGAACGTCTGCCCACCGTACACGATCTCGTCAGCCGCCGTCGCCGCAGGAGAGAGATCCTGCGCCCCCTGAGAGGTGAAAGCAGACGAAGAAAAGACGAAGGCCCGATCATCAATCTGGAGCCTCCCCTTCGACGCCTCCACATCCTTGACCGTCGCCATCATCACCAAGCCGCTGACCGTTGGTGACTCCCAGAACGTCGCGGTGTACTTCCCCGTCGTCTTGTCGAACACGCCCTCCGACCGAGCGCGGCGGTAGGTGAAGGAATTGCCGAGCCCCGGCGTGGTCCTCACCGTTCGCACAGCCTCATCGACGATGGCCCCGACGTTGCCTATTTGAGCCCCCTCCAGTCCTCCGTCATCTCATCCGACGGCCCAGCCCCTGCCTTCGTCTCGAAGGCCGGAGTCACGCGGTCCGAATCCTCTTCCATCGACGACTTGTAGGCAACGCTGATAGCGCCAGCGAACGGCGCCGCGTAGCCCAGCGCCTGCTCGCGAAACGCCGACGCCAGGTCGCGGTAGTGCGCGACCCGCTGGGACAAGGAGACGGCGAGCCCTCCATCCCTCAGATCGACGAACCGCGCGAGCTTCGCCGCGATCGCGTCACAGACCAACGCGCACGCCTTCGCGACGTTCGAGCCGGACTCCGTGACCGCGTATGCGATCTCTTCATCCGACACCAGCTGGTCGGCGGTCGCCGTATCGCCAACCTTGAACCGAATCTGGTCCCGCGTATTCGCCGCCGGGTTGCCTCCGTATGTCCAGGTCATGCCCCGACCTCCTCCCTCATCTCACAGCAGCGCCGTGAGCCTACGAGAAGATGTCGAGGTAGAAGTCGACGGCGCTGTGCACCGAGTTGACCGTGACGTTCGTCGCATCCCAGCCCGTGATGTACGCGTCGCCGAGGCTCACCACAGCGAATGCCGGAGCCGCGCCGATTGCGTGAGCAACGTTGACCGCCGTCCCCGCTACCGCCACCGTCCCCGTCTTCCTGACGCGAGCCATCTTCGCAACCGTCACCGCGCTGTCCGCGATGTACGCAGTCGCCAACCCATTCGTCAGCTGGAGGTTCTCGATGATCGTGTTGCCACGAAAGACCCGTGTACCTGCCATTGGTTCGGCCCTCCTTCAGGTGCCGCGCTCACTGCTTCCGGCGCCCCCGCGGACGCCGAGGGATTTTGAGCTTCTCCATCTGTTTGCTGATGGTGCCCGGTGGCACTCCAGCAGCCTCCGCCATCTGAGTCGTCGTGCGGCCCAGGTCCCAGTATTGCTCCCTGAGCCACGCAGCGTCTTTGTGCAGAGGAGGCCCCGGAGGCCCTTCCTGGCCCGCCGGCCCTGGATCGTCAGCAGGGAGTTGCTGGCCGGGAACGTGTCCCGTCGCCGGCTTCACTCCCTCCCCTCCCTCCCCAGAACCAGCAGGAGAGGAGGCCGCAGCCGCCGGTGCAGCATTGGCATCGGCCCCCTCCCCATCAGCAGCAGATAGCTTCTCCACCTCACCAACCGTCGCCAGGCGAATGAACCCGGTTTCGAGGAGCGAGCTTTCGTTGCGCCATCCTTCCGTTCCCCGAAGATCGACCAACGTCCCCGGCTCGATCTCCTTCCCGCCAGCCATGAATCGGCGAATCGTGATGTAGCAGCGAGGGACGAGCGTCTCTCCTTCTGCGCTCCGCAGGGCTCGGATGAACCCCGATCTGAGCAGCGCATGGAAGTTCGTCGTCTTCTCAATCGCCGGCCCCACCACGTCACCGCGGCGGAGAGTGCGCTTGCGGAATCCGAACGGCCGCATGACCGTGTACTCCGTTCTTTCCTTTGTCACGCTTGGCGCAACCATCACTCACCCCTTGTCTATTCTCCCAGGCTCACTCTGCCCGCGCTAGGAGATGGCTCCATTGAAGAAGACGCCGAGTTCCGAGCAGACCTGCCGAGCATCGTAGGCCATCTCGCCCTCGATGCGCTCTGCCGAAAGCAGCGGAGCGTCGATCGTCTTGATCTGGGCGTCGTAGCCCATGTTGTTGAAGCCGGTCCACTCAAAGATGTAGCCGGCGCTCGGCATGAGCAGACCCGCCGTCGGCGGCACGTAGGTGAGCAGAACGTGCTTCCCGAACGCGAAGCTGTAGCTCGCGGTTCCACCTTCGAGCCCAGCATCGTAGACGGCCTCGCCGATCAAGTACCGATCGACGCGGAACAGCCGCGCCAACAGCGCCGTGTCGGCGATTCCGATCTGCGTGTACTTGATGACTTCCATCACGTCCGGGTGCATCGCCAGCTCGTCGTGCACCTCTTCACCGACGACCATGAGGTTCGGGTTGAACCCCGTCGTCTGCTTGACCTTCTGGCGCCCCGTTCGGATCGCTCCGCGCGGGTTGCCGTTCGCGTGGTCGTCCCAGTAGCGGAAGTACGGCCACGTGTTCGAGGCACCGCTGCCCGTCGCGTCGTTCGGGGTCCCCTGGTCCGCCCACTTGTTCACGGCGAAGAACCTGGTGACCCACCCCAGCTCGCGTTCGAGCAAGAGCTTCTGCGTGACGAACTCCGTCATCTGGACTTCGATGTTCTCGATGTCCGAGTTCGCGACGAGCGAGTACGGCACGTCGATGTGCCGCGCATGGACATCCGCGAAGTACGTCTTCGTCGCGCTGATGCGGAACCCACCGCCGCGCGACTCGCTGCCAGGCGTTCTGATCCCGGCATCGTTCCGCAGCCAGTCCGAGCGATCGAATTCGAGAATCTTGTCGCTCTGCTTCTTGACCGGCACGCGCGGAAACGCCACGCCAGCGATGAACTGCGTCGCGGCGAGCTTGTAAGCGATCGAGATCTGGGTGAGCGCCGTATCGACATGCGCTTGACCGAGAGTCGGATTCATCTACGAAAGCACCTCCTCCATCTGTCGCAGCCCGAGAGCCGCGCCTACTTGCTCGCCGGTGCGAAGACGGTCAGGACCGAGATGATGTCCCCGGAGACTCCGCCTTCGAGCGCGACTGCCACGCACCACGTTTCCGTGGCCCCAGCACCGTCGATCGTGAACGCGACACCCTTCCCCGCCGAATCCGATTCGAGCGTGTTCGCAGCGGAGACGTTGCCACCGATCTCGAGCTGCGTGATGACGCCGCGAGCCGTGAGGACCGAAGCCCCCTGGTTCGCCGTCGGATCGTTCTGGAGAATGCCGATCGCGATCCCCGCAGCCCCGCACGTATCGACGGTGTTCGCCGCCGACACGAGCATAAGGTGGTACTGCTTGGCCGAGAGATCGGTCGTGTTCAGGAACGGCATGACCTGGCCGAGCACTTGATATGCCATCGCCTTCTGCCTCCTTCTTCAGGCTACCTGCTTGCTGTGTATCTGGAAACGGAACGGCCTAGCGATTCTCGCGCCGCTCCCTCAACAGTTCCGGGTGATCCTTCCACGCCTTCGCGCGAGCCGCCTCGATGGTCAGAGCCTTGTCCGCTGCCATCATCGACTTGGCGATGGCCTCGACCTTGGCCTCGGTCGAACCCTCAACTGCGCCCGTGATCCCGCGCTCGTTGAAGATGCCGGACTTGGCGACGGCCTCATCCGCCGACTTCAGGACCTCGATGAGCTTCGCGGCCTTCTTCGGGTCGGACTTCTCGACCGCCGCGATGATCTGCGCCAACTCGCGCGCATCGCCCGAGACGTGCTTGAAGCCGAGCTGCGAGGTGAGTTCGCCGATGTGCTTCTCGACGTGGATCGCTTCGAGCTGCTCCGCGAGCGTCTGCTGGCTCTTCTCCGCCTTCTCGATGCGAGCGAGCAGCGCGGCCTCGCGGTCCGCCGCCGCCTTCTGGACGGCCCGCGCCCGATCGGCGAGGAGCCCCGTCAGCGAGTCGCGGAGGTTCGCCGGGAGCGCCGCGAGGGACTTGCGGACATCCTCCGGCACCTCGACCACGGGATCGAACTTCGCGGCCTCGGCCTTGAGCACGTCGACGACCGACTGCGGAACCTTGTCGCCGAGCTTCTCCAGGTTGGCGAGCGCCGCCTTGATGACCGCCTGCGCCGGATCTTCGGCTGGCGTCGTCGGAGCGGGCTTCTCTTCCTTCGCCGTCTTGAGGACGGCACCCACCTCGCCGAGCCATGCCTCGACATCGGACTTCGAGATCGTCGCTTCCTCGCCCTTGAAGAGGGCCTGGCCCTTCTCCACGAGCCCCTGTGCCACGTCGTCGGCGACCTTCTTCGCCGTCACCGCGGCCCCGAGATCCTTGAACAGCTGCGTCGCCGTCTTCCGCAACGCAACGCGCTCCGCCTCATCCTTCGACCCGTCGAACTTCGCGACGACTTCTGCGATGTCCTTCTCCAGCGTAAGCATTGGCCCAGCCTCCTTGTTCTCGCTCTTCGTCAAGAGGAACCGACGCCCGATGGCCGGACGCCGGACCAGGTGGACAGATTCCGTGTCGAGTGCGAACAACTCCGTCAGTTGGACGCCGCCATCTTCGGTAAGCATGATGGGCATGGTAGCAGAATACCGACCCTGACTGCATTATCATAAGCAACAGGATCAGGCGCGTGAGGAAAGATTAGAGATGGATGCGCCAGGAGAAGAACAAGCGGCGCCCCCATGCGAGCGCCGCCTGTCTCTCCACATGGCCCAAGGAGGAAACCGAGGACCGAAGCTGCAAGATTACTCCGCCTCCCACCCTCCCTGCGGTAGAGGACCCAGCACAGAGAGGGCGTGGAGGTCAGAGCGCGTAAGGTGAAGCGCCGAGTTGAGCGTTCGAAGCGGAAGGTTGGTGAAAGAGCGGAGTGACATCGGTCCTCATCCGGCTAGCGGGGGATCGTCCGCTCACAGACAAGATCGTTGGGCTCGTCGTCATCCTTCCGCCTCCAACGCTCACCCGGTACCACCACACCCGCGCATCATACTGCGAACCCGAGGCGCCTACAATCCCCCGTCATCCTTCGCCTGCTGACGCTTGGAGAGCCACTCCTCGTAGAGCCGCGCAGGGATGCGGTACGAGCGCCCCGCCCTGATGCACGGGATCTCCCCCTCTTCGAGCAGCCGGTAGACCGTAGCCATCGACAGGCCGAGCTGATGCGCGACAGCCTTTGGGCTGATGAACCGATCCTGAAGCGTCAGCCCTGATTGTTGATCCACAAGCCTAACCCTCCGCCACCATCGTCCCGGCCTCTTCCTCTTCCTCGACCATCAGCTCGACCGGACGCCGCTTCCCTTGCCCCTGGATACTGAAGCCGGTGTACGTCCCATCCTTCACCCTTGCCCACTCGTCATCGTCGAGCACCTTCACGACGAGCACCCAAGATCCCTTGCGCACCAGCGTGTCCTCATTCTGCGGCGTTCCCTCGAACCAGAAGTCGACCGGCGCGATGTACGACTCGACCGGCGCCGACTTGATCTCCCGCTCGTGCTCGACGCCGACCCCGCGATGAGCCAAGAGATAGTTGTGCGCCGTCTCCTCGATCGTCTCCGCTGTCTCGAAATCGAGCCAGGTGTCGACCGCCATCGGCTCCAGGGCCACTCCGTAGACGAGCCGCTTCTCTTCATCCCGCGCCTTGAACACGGCGACGCGCCGACTCTTCTGGATGAGCGCCGACATCGCTACTGGCGCCGACTTCCCCGCCTTCCCCTCACCCCGAGTCGCCGGCTCGAAACTCTTCCCCTGATGCCCCTGACAGTGCGCCTTGGCCTGGGGCGCATCCCACGGCCCTGCTGGGTAGCGATACGCCTGTTCCTCCCACTTCCCCCCACCCGGGAGCTGCCCCCAGATGATCGAGTAGGGCTTCCCATCACTCTGCCTGGACGACCGTCGGAACGCCTGGAAGCGGCCTGGAGCAGCCAAGCGACACGCATGCTCGTTCGGGTAAGGCTTGGCGACGTACTCCTTCGCCACCTCTTCCACGACCTCCGCTCGCATCGCATCCGCGACCTGATCGTGCGTCAGCAGGCACACCGTCCCCGGCGCGAGGTCCTCTGCCACCGACAGCGAGAACTCCTCGCCAGCGGCATCCTTGCACAGATACTCCATGTCACGCCCTCCTCTGCCCGCTATGACCGCCGCAGAACTTCCACGATCCGCTGCGCCGCGTCCCCATCACCGAATGGATTGACCGCGTGAATCGCCGCCGTCCGCGCCTCCGTGTCGAAGAACAGCGCACCAAACGCGAGGCTGATCGAATCCCAGGTGCGCCCGCCGATGATCGCCGCGCCCGCCTCGACAGCTTCCATGCGCTCTGTGAGGTCGCGCAAGATCACAACCGGCACCCCGAGCGACGCGCAACTCTCTTGGAGCCCTCCTGAGTCCGTCATCACAAGATGAGCCTTCGCCAAGAGATGCGTCATGCTCACGAAGTCCAACGACTGGACCTTCATCACGTTCGGCGGCGCCGCACTGAGCGCCTCGCGCATCGACTCGACCGCCTTCGGGTTCGGGTGGAGGATGAAGTAGAAGTCCGTATCCGGATTCTCCTCCGCCAGCAGCCCGAGCGCCGTCGCGATCTCCTTCAACGCAGCGCCCTGCGACTCGCGCCGGTGCGCGGTGACGACGACGTACCGTCTCTCATCCACCGCCGGGAAGGTCAGAGCAGGCACCCGGTCGATCGCCATGAACGTCGCATCGACCTCCGTGTTGCCGACCACCGAGATGAAGCTCCTCCCCACTCCTTCCGACAGCAGCGCATCTTCGGCGCGCTTGGTCGGCGCGAAGTGCAACAGCGCGAGCTGCGCGATGAGCCGCCTGTTGATCTCCTCAGGGAACGGGTTGTCATCATCCCACGTCCGCAGACCAGCCTCGACATGGGCGACCGGGATCTTCAGGTAGCGCGCGGCGAGCGCCATCATCAGCGCACTCGTCGTGTCGCCCTGGACGATCCAACACTCAGGCGACGCACTGAAGTCTTGGCCGAAAGCCCACTCCGCAACCTTCGACATGAGCCTGCCGGCGAGTTCCGGCAAGGTCTGGTCAGGCGCCATCGCCCAGAGGTTGATGTCAGGAGAGAGGCCGATCGCCGCCTCAGACGAGCGGAGGAGGGTCGAGTGCTGTCCCGTGCACAAGACGAACACCTTCGCCCCATCGCATCGCAGTCTATGGATGACCGGCCACAGCTTGTGAAGCTCCGGGCGCGTCCCGTACGAGACGATGAAATCCTTCACGTCACCCCCCGCCGAGCTTCCTCATGACCTCGAACGCCGTCCCCACACGCTCGCGGAGTGTCTTCTTCTGCACGCGCCCCGCGTAGAGCGCCATCCGCCTCTCGCCATCAGACACCGGATAGCTCTGCGCCGCATCGAAGACCAGCGCCGCCCCTCCCTGGACCTCCTTCCGCAAGGCGAGCGCCGCATCCGGCAAGTCCGCC